CTTGTCGCTACTTCTGGAGTTAGAGTAATCCAACTCCCTAACATTCTGATGTCGTAGGTATCTCCTCAAGGAGAGTACTATGATTGAGCTGGATGCCGTATGGAAAGTGCCAAGGATGGTTAACATCTCTGGTAAGTCTGTTCGCGTGCCAATCGGTGTTTCACTGGATCCCAATCTTATTGATTTCTTAACCAAATGGATTAGGAACTCAGGAGTGGAATTCGCAGCTAAGAGGTTAAAAGCCCTTAAGATATGGGCCCTACACATATTAGCCGGCGATACCAAATATAGTGAATCCTGGTTTTCCAAAACCCACTACAAAGGTTATTGTATTCCACGGCTTAGGTTGTTTAATATTCTTATTGATAATAGGTCTAACCTTAAAAGGATTAGGCTTATTCTCATGATATTAAACTCCTACAAGTTAGTGATGCAAGGTTCGCCAACATTATCGTCTATCACGGAAACTCCAACCTCTGGCCCCGCCGCTAGGTATATTAGACCCCTGCGCCAATATGTCAACCTTCCAAGGGTGCCCGAATGGGCACTGGAATCAGTTGATGCTATTGACACGAGAGCGAAATATGCTGATGACGGGGGACATGTTCATGACGGTCCAATGGGTATGTATGATGAAGCAATTGATGCTGAGATCAGACTACTTTGGGCTGACATGAATCAGAACCCATTATCTTTGGGAAAGGTTGTTCCAATTCCTGACAAAGGTAAGTGGAGAAATATATTAATAGGTAATCGCGCAATCCAATTGAAGACCAAAAAGTTGGCCGATTGGTTGCGTAATTGGCTCTGGAATCAGCCAGAAATAGCTTCAGGGAATCAGAGAAAGATGGTTGACTTCGCAGTTAAGGAAGTTAACTTAGATAGAACTTTGTTATCTATCGATCTTTCGGAGGCCACTGATCGACTATCTGTTGATCTCCAGATAAAACTATTAACCTCAATGGGTGTCCCAGAGTCATACTTTTCCTTTTTCCGGTTGCCCTTTCATTACCAGACTTCAATGTATGGTAAGAAGGAGAAACAGATTAAGGAGGGTAGATACTCGAACGGTCAACCCATGGGATTATTTCTTTCTTTTCCAATGTTCGAACTTGCTCATTATGTGATCCTCTCTTTCTCATGCGCTACTAGCACTGATGCTAGATTCTGCATTTGTGGAGATGATGTGATAATAAGCTGTAGACATAATGAAGCTGATTTGGTTTTCTCAAGATATGAGAACCTTATCACACGTTTTGGAGGAGTAATATCCAAACCTAAAACGTTTCGGTCACGTAGACTTGCCGAAGGGGTTGGAGCAATTTTCCTTAAGGGAATACAAAAAGAAATACGTATCCCTTCTGGAAAGCTTTCTGCCCTCGAGGCCCATACTCCAGATACTTGGTTATACCTAGAGATAGTTAGAGAAACGGCTATTGGTAGAGCTCTCAATAGTAGTTGGTTATCCACCAACTTCCAAAAGGAGTATACTTACCAACAGAGAATGTTAGCTAATGAATTTATGGTATATACTGATCTAAGTGATTGGAGCTTGGAAGCCCTACGGTCACTTAACAAGCGCGATCATATGCCTCAAACCTATTATACATGGGATGAGGAGCTTTATCAATTTTGGAGGAATACTCCTCAATATGATTCTGCTCCAGTCCATAGATTTATAGGTTTGAAGAAATATCGTGACGCCTTGGTGAGTCATAAGATAGTCAACCTTTATAAAGGCGACCATAATAATGAAACCACAAAACGATAAACAAGTTAAGGTAACGTATGCAACCAAAGAACAACGCCAAGTCCTTCTTCTGAAAGAAGCCTTCGGTAGAGATCTGGTATTATTCCAGAAACTTCTCCAAGAAACTCCTGCAGATTGGACCTTCACTGTTATACAGTCTGGTTCACAAAAGGAACTCGTTGTAAATATACCTGCTAAGAAAGCTGCCACGGGTCTATTCAGTTAATAGGTTTCCCTATCAATCCGAAAGGCCAGATAGTTTTACCTATTGGCAGTGTTTTAGACTTTGTGAGTGATCATGC